GAAATCTTGCACAGATAAATCCGCAAGTTGTTCAGGCATTAAACCCTGATGATTTAATCAAACGTATCGCTATTGGTTTAGGGATTGATACAGATGGTTTATTAAAATCACAAGAGCAACTAGCAGAAGAACAAGCGGCACAAGAAGAACAAATGCAAGAACAACAGATGGTTCAGATGGCAGAGAAAGCTATCCCACAAGTCGCAAACAATCTAACTAAACCACAATAAGGAAACACAAATGGTAGATACAATAGAGATAAAAGAAGCAGAAACTACTAGCGAAAAACCAGTAGAAGATAATGTTACACAAAGTAAACCTGAAGGCTTACCTGAAAAATTCAACAGTGTTGAAGATTTAGCAAAGTCATATTCAGAGTTAGAAAAGAAACTTGGTGACAACAAAGAAGAAGCACCTAAAGAAGATGCTCCTAAAACAGAAACTAAAAATGATTTAGAGGTTGCTGAAAAGGCAGTTGAGAGTGCAGGTTTAAATATGGATAACCTTGCAACAGAGTATAATGAAAAAGGTGAACTAGATGCAAAATCATACGAAGCATTAGAAAAAGCAGGTATACCTAAAGATTATGTAAACCAGTTTATTGAAGGTCAAAAAGCAATCGCTGACCAACAAGCAACATCTATTAAAGATATGGTAGGTGGTGCAGATGCTTATGCAGAGATGTCTAATTGGGCGGCAGACAATATGTCCGAACAAGAAAAGACAGCTTACAATACAGCCGTTAATTCTAAAGATGTTGAAACTGCAAAGTTAGCAGTCGTAGGATTAAAAGCTAAATTTGAAAGTGCAAATGGTAATGAACCAAGTCTCGTAGAAGGTAAAGGTACAATCACAGGACAAGATGGTTATAGGTCTTGGGCTGAAGTTACTGCCGCTATGGGTGATGACAGGTATTCAAAAGACCCTGCTTATCAAGCAATGGTTCAAGATAAATTAGCTAAATCAGATTTATAATATGTGGTTAGTAGCTTTAAGAAAGCTGTATGACGCAGAGGTTGCGGAGAGTACAGCAGTTATTGATACATTTTTAAAAAATTCTGTTGGTGTTGCAGACCATGATAATTTTATGAAAACTATAAAATCACAGTTTGATAAATTAGTACATGCAAAACATGCCATATCAGAAATTGATGAAATAACTAAAAACGTAACAGAAGGAAAAAACAATGTACGGAAAGAAACCAAAGAAACCAAGTAAAGTATTAAAAGGTGGACAGAAAAGATTACCTGCCGCTTTAAAAGCTAAAATAATGAATAAGAAGAAAAAAGCATAATGGCAAAGAACGGATTATACGCCAACATTCATAAGAAACGTGCTAGAATTAAAGCAGGTTCAGGTGAAAAGATGCGAAAAGCAGGTACTAAAGGAAGACCTACTGCTAAACAATTCAAACGTGCCGCCAAAACTGCGAAAGCATAATGGTTGCTAAAAAATATCAAAGTCCTACTGGTGGTTTAAATGCTAGAGGTAGGGCTTTCTTTAAGAAAAAAGCACACAACTTAAAAGCTCCAGTCACAGGAAATCCTAAAGCAGGTTCAACGGCGGCAGGAAGAAAAAAGAGCTTCTGTGCTAGAATGAGTGGAGTATCTGGTGCTATGTCTAAAAACGGAAAACCCACTAGAAAAGCATTAGCTTTAAGAAAGTGGAACTGTAACTAAAAAATAGTTGTGCAACGCTTATGCGTGGCAACTGCCAACTTTAATTTAGCCAAATAACTTGACCCTCTGCGGAGGACAATCTTGACTAAATAACTTTATTGAAGAGGCTTTTATAAACTAACATCAAAAAGGAGACAATCACATGTCAAACGCAGTACCAGTTAAATTCGGTAACGTTAATAGTGGTTCTACTCGTGATGATGCCCTGTTTTTAAAAGTATTTGCAGGTGAAGTAATTACTTCATTTGACAGAGCTTCAAAAACACAAGGTGCTGATATGGTAAGAAGTATCAGTAACGGCAAATCTGCATCTTTTCCAGTAATGGGAAGAATTGGTGCGGAATATCACGCAGTTGGAGCTGAAATATTAGGGTCAGCCGTTAACTCAAACGAAAAGGTTATTACAATTAATGACCTTTTAATATCTTCAGTATTCGTATCGAATATCGAAGAAGCAAAAAACCATTGGGACGTAAGAAGTGCGTACTCTACTGAAATGGGTAGAGCATTATCTTTCCAAAAAGATAAGCATATCTTACAAACTATTGGTCAAGCAACTCTAGCTAGTGCAAACGTAACTGGTGGAGACGCTACAACTAACGTAGTAAACACAGGTATCGCATCTGCTACAGATGCTACTGCGGCTAATGCAATGATAGATGCTATCTTTGCGGCGGCTAAAGAACTTGATGCAAACTACGTTCCTTCAGAAGGCAGAAAATGCTTTATGAGACTTGAAGAATACTACAAATTAGCGAATGCTACTAATGCAGTCAATGTTGACTTCAGTGGTGGTGCTAATGGTGGTGTTGCATCAGGAAAAGTTGCAAAAATTGCAGGAATTGAATTAGTACCAGTTCCTCATTTTGTATCTTCTAATGTTACTTCAGGTGCAGACGCAGGTTCAGCAACTAATGGTGG